AGGGGCACACAAAATTAGACCCCCCTCCCCAAATTCTAATGCGATTCTCATAATTCTTGACAAATCAATTCTAATGTGATTCACATATAAATATCATTAATTTCTAATCAAAATTTAATTGACAATTAGATATATATATTGTATAATTAATATAGAAAGTTAAGGAGGGAACAAACATGAAAGTTAAAATTATAAAACCAACGTATTTAGATGTGATGAAAGGAATAGGATACGGTACAATTTTAGAAGTAGTATCTGAAGACAATGGATTTTTAAATTGTAAATATTTCAATGAGATAACACCTTTTTTACCATATCAAGTAGAATTCATTCAAGGAGGAAAATAAAATGCAAGAATTTAAATTAGGAGATTTAGTAGAGGTTTTAGAAAATAAATCATGGGCTAGAAAAGACAAATTTAATTTATTTGAAAAAGGTGATAGAGCTATTGTAAAAGAAGTTAACAAATACGGTGTTAGAATAGGAGAATATGGGATAGCCGACTTAATCGGCAAAAAAGAAATCAAAAAAGTAGAACTAGAACTAACAGAACACGAAGAAGAATTAGTATTAAGTTTGGCAGAGGCAATAAACAGAAAAGACAACTATTTGACAGAGTTAGAAAATCTAAAATATAAGTTAAATGAAATGGAATACAATTACGAAAAAGTTTCAAAAGAAATTAAAGAAATTTCGAAAAAACTATTGACAAAATAAACACTAATTGATATACTATAAGAGTAGTAAGGATATTACAAAAAATAATTTAAACAGTAGAGGAGAATTTATTATGAATTCAGTAACATTATTAGGACGTATCACAAAAGACTTTGAGGGAACAAAAGCACAAAACGGAACTTTAATCGCTCGAACTTCACTAGCAATCAATCGACCTAAAGAGGGCGTAGACTTCATTAATATTACAGCATTTAATAAAACAGCAGAAACAATGGGTAAACACATTAAAAAAGGTGAACGTGTTCTAATTCAAGGACATATTCAAACTGGTTCTTACCAAAACAAAGAAGGTAAAACAATCTACACAACAGAAGTAATTGTTGACCGTTTCGAATTTATTGAGACTGCTAAAAATAAAAAAACAAATTCAATCGATATTTCAAGTGATGATTTGCCATTCTAAGAACTCGGGAGCTTTGCTCCCTTTTCTTTTAAATATTAAATGATATATATATCAGGAGGTTACAACAATGAGAGATTTATCGTTATTAGAAAAATTGGTAGCTGTATGTCTTTATTTATTACTTTTTGCTTTAGTATTTTCAATAATAACAGGAATTTATTCATGGTTAGGTTTACATGATTTTAAATTCTTTATTAGTGTTTTAATTGTATTATTAATGTCTAGAAATAATGATGAAACAAAATGACAATCTTAGAAAAAATAACTTTATTACTAATCAATATAGCAATAGCTGTTTTAACAAGTTCAATCATTAGTTCGTTAGCTTTATTTTTACCATTTAATATATTTATTTTCGTTTCAGTTTTTATATTATTTTTTGTAATGACAGTTTGGATTATGTTTTAAGGAGGTAACAAAATGTATTATTTAGCAAGATTGGTTAATGGTAAATATGTAGAAATAATCCCGTTTAATTATGAATCAAAAGAATTGGCTGAATTAGATGTTAATAGTTTTAATATGCTATTAGAAATGGAAAAAGAAGAAGGAGAATGGAAAACAGTTAAAATAACAGAAAGTTAAGGAGTAAACAAAATGAAATCTAAAAAAGAACTTTTATTAAAATACCTTAAAAATATAATGTATTTTACACATGACAACGAGTTAGACGAAGATTTATTAACAATCGAAGAAGTTAAACAGTTACTATCTACTATCAGGAGGTTAGAAAATGAAATCAAAAAGTAAACTAAAATACAAATTCACGTTTAATAAACAATTATATGGTGACATTGCTGATGAAGCACAAGCGAAACTAGACAGATTACATTTCGTGACACAGCAAAAAGGTGACAGATTTCCTAAAATGGGAGCTATCTCATTAAATGAAGCCATGAACCTAGTAGAGGGCACATGGTCAAGAGCTTTAGACACGTTAATTAATTACTTCTCTATGAGTCTTTCAGAAGTAAACCAACACAAGTTAGCCAGTACAAAACGATACATCGGTGACAAAATCGCCCAAAATGCTACATCAATTCCAAATCTAATGCTCGTAGTTGTAGAATATGCTCAAAAATTTGAAAGCCAAACAAAGAAAGATAAAAACCGTCGATTTTCAATCATAGCATATCAGGAGGGTTACAATGGTTAAAAATCCTTTTAAAAAAACACCAGAAGAAAAATTATTACAATTTATTGATAAATTCAGGAAAGAAAACATCCCTAAAGACTTTAACCAAGTAGCAGGTTTAGAAATGCTAACTAACAAAGATATAGATTACATTGTTTCTATTTCATCAAGAACCGACGGTAAAAGCTTTAACTATGTAGGAGGATTATCAGCAATATCAATAGAGTTTGGGTTAAAAATGTGTTTTATGGTTCGACATTTTACAATGAGACAATCTGTGACGGAATTACTATGGGAAGTATTTGACACATTACCTCATTTTGATTCAAAAGAGTTAGACTTCGAACGAGGAGATTCTTATACTAATATAGAATACCAAGGTAAAATAATTGGAACCATTATTGATATAAACAAAAGCACAGACTTAAAAAACTATTCAAACTTTCTAAAAAAGTTTCCTATAATTATTTATGATGAGTTTATCACATTAGAAACTGACTATGTACCTCAAGAAGAATTACATTTTGCTAGAATTTACACTTCAATTGATCGTTGGGATAATCCAATTCCTTACATTGGAACACCAAAAGTTTTTTTACTAGGGAACCCAGAAAACTTCGCTAGTCCTTTAATGGCTTTATTAGATATTTATAATGTTTTAGAAACCCACCCTATGAATACTGGGGCTTGTTATGATATTGTTTATTTAGAGATGTTTACGAACGAAAACCAAAACGCTAAACGTAATAGCAGAGCCTTAAAACATTTAGATAACCCAGCTCAAAGTGGAGAATTTAATTTCAATAACACATACATTGCAAATGAATCAGTTAGAACAAGAATACGACAAGGGGGGTTCAATTATTTTTTTATTAAATTAGAAACTGGGTTTCTTAAAGTAATGTTTAACCTTGTAACAAAAGAGACTTTACTATCTTATAAGGTTAACTCTAAAGAATATGATTACTGTACAGAAGTTGCTGACATTAAACCTGAAGCGACATATTTAAAAGAAACCTATTACAAAGAAAGTCATTACAAATATCATGAAAAAGGTAAATACTGGTATGATAATGCCTATACAAAAACTTTACTAACAAGAGATCCTCAATTGATTCAATTGAAAATATGGCGTTGTGTTAGCGAATATAGAGTCCAACACCCTCTAACAGTTCCAGAGAGAGTTGAAAAGGAATACAAACAAGTTTACGAAGAACAAACATTAAAAGCAATATACAAAAGATTTTTCAGTTAGGAGTTTTTACACATGAATGCATTACTAGAACACGCGAAATGGTTAGACGGAACAACATTCGAAGATTTTGAAAGATACGTAAAACAACGTAAAATACACCAATTTGATTGTGACATTGAAACATTTTCTTATAATATGGTTTGGCATAAACAAGCACCCAAAAGAATGAAGTCAAGAATGTTCACTTTTTGTGCTAGCTGGCATGAAAAAGGAGTTATCTACACCGTAGCTTTTCCAGATTTCAGATATTTCTTTGATGCTTATCATTATTATGCAAAACACTGTAATAAGAAAAAAGGTGAACCAAACAACAAACGTCTTAAAATGTATTTACACAATGGTAACAAGTTCGATAACCACTTTATTGCTAAAATGATTCATGATGTTTACAACGCCGATTATTACAACATGCAAGACGAAAAAAGTGAAGTCACTCAAAAGGTGGCTTCCCATATGTCTTTAAAAGAACAAGAAAATAACTATATTTTAGAAAAACGTGTTAAAGGTATTAGTCACTTATCTTTTTCTGGTAAAGTTAGAGATGTTATTATAGAAGTAGAGGACACTGTAATGAAAACAGGTTGTTCATTGGCTGTTTGTGGCACTATGTTAGAAGCAGGAGGCTTTTTAACGAAAGAACAATTAAAAACAACGTTTGATTATGAAAAATATCACTATCAAGAAAACATGTCCGATGAAAAAGCTCAAAAAGTAGCTATGGATCTTTACTATCAACTTTCAGAAGAAGAATGGACTTATATCCAAAATGACACAATTATTCTTTCAAGTTTGAGAATGAATTTTTCTAGTGTTTTTATGGGTTTTGATTTCAAAAAAGCAACAAAAACACAAAACATCATTAACGCCTACACTGTCAACAATTTAGCAAGATACCAGATTTTAGGTAAAGTGATCACTAAAGAGGGTATTAAAACAAAAACTCACTCAATTAACTATAGTGATTATTCTGTTAATGGTGAAAACTTTGCGAAAATCATTCAAAAATTTTATAAAGGAGGTTTAAACTTTTACAACCAAGACTATTTAGCTAAACTAATCACATATGAAATGATAAGTTTTGATATAAATAGCTCTTATCCATCTATTATGTACGAATTTGCATTACCTCACATTCTAGTCGATTATTGTGAAGAAAAAGAAACGGTGGATATTAACACTGAAATAGATAAACAGTTTATGTTATACAGAGTGAAGAAAACAACATTCAATAGGATAATGTCTCAATTAGATACTAGAGTTGGCAGACAAATGTTAGTAAAATATTTCAGAACTGTAGAAGACGAAGACGTTTATTTAACAAGTTGGACATTTAAAATGTTGAAAGAGAACTTTAATTTAAATATTGAACGGTTAAAAGTTGAACAGTGGTACAAATTTAGCGTAAAACCTTTTGGAGGGATCGAAAAATTAATTGAGTTCTACTACACAAAAACACAAGGAAAATCAAAAACATTGGTAGAATTTAAAGATAACAACCCAACAAAAATTATTTTCACAGAAAAACCAAGTGAAAGAGTATTTACAAAACCAGAGATAGATATTTCAAAAGTTAATTTAAACGGTATTTACGGGGCACCAGCTCTTAGACCAACTTATTCTATCGGTTATCGTGATGAAGATAATCAGCTACACTTAGAAAGAAATGCCTTTCATAACACAGAAAGAAACGCTTTAACTTCTGTTTTTACAACTGGTGGGGCTTTATGGCGTTTAACACAACCATTTAAATATTTAACTGGTAAAGAGATAGATAAGTGGTTTGTTTATTGTGATACGGATAGTCTTTACATGATTAAAAAATGTTTCAGCAAGCTGCCAAAAGAAATGTTTCACCCAGCAAATTTAGGTAGCTGGGATGTGGAGCATGAAACAATTGAAAAGTTCTATGTGTTGAACCACAAAAAATACGCCTATTACGCCGAAAATGAAATTCAGTTTCGTTGTGGTGGGGTTCCGTTAGATAGTTTTGATAATAATATGAGTTTCGAACAATTTATAGAAACCCAATTCTCAAAAGGTGCTAAAGTTGCAAACAAACGAGGTATCTATACACATGAGGGAACAGTTGTAATTTATGATTCAGTTACTGAATTAGATGAAGGAAACACCTATCCTGAATTTTATTTACCAGAAGATGAAAAAGAATTTAGTAAAATGATTGATTTAGCTAGAGAAGAATTGAAAGACGAAGATGATAGTGATGTTCTTTATTTAGAAAGTGACTTAGGAACCTTAGCTATAAAAGACTTATGGCAATATGAATATGAAGAAACAAGTAAAGATATTTGGGATTTAGTTGTAGATTCTAGAGAAATTAATCAAATTCTAATTGAAAACTAATTGACAATTAGATATATATATCATATACTTAGTTCATAAGGTTAAGGGAGGAATCAATTATGTTATTATCATTTTTAAGAGAAGAAGCAGAAGGGCACTATTTTATTGATTTAAATTACAATGTTTATCTTTATAAACCAAGAGAAACAAGAGTAAGCTTTGTAAAATTTGTAAGCATTGAAAGAAGTACATTAGAAAAATATGGAGAAGTAACGGAGGTAAAAGCATAATGTTAAGAGAAAAAGATTGTTATTTAAAACCAAGAATTTATAAGGTGGAATACTTAAGGTGTTATAATGATTTAGTTCATGGATTAGAAAAATATTATAAAGCAGAAACAAGTAGTGATGCAACTCATAAATGGCTATCAGAATATCAAAATGACAGTGATGTTAAATTTATCAGATGTACGGAGGTACCAATTCAATGGAATTAGACTATTATGAGATTCAGGTATATAACGAAAGAACAAAAGACTTTGATATTTTCATTGTAATGGCTTCTGATATGACAGGAGCCAGAATAGAGTTTTATAAATGTTTTAGAGAAACAACACATGACTTGTACAACATGATTACAAAGAAATTGGAGGAACTTTAAATGGAGCTAACAAGAGAAGAATTTTTAAACGAGTATTGGAAATGCGTTAAGAGAATTTGTTCACATTATCATGTGAATTTCAATAAAGTGGTAGGTAATAATGCCTACCTATGCCAGAAAGGGATTTATAATCCAACTGTAATTAAAGAAAGACAAATGGCTAAAAATTTAGGAATTTCTTATAATGCTTTTTTATACCATCTAGCAGAACTATTAACATGGGAGGACCCTTTAAAATGAACATTGTTGAATGGAGAATTATACCAGATTTCCCTAATTATGCCGTAAACATTAAAGGTGAGATATTAAATATTAAAACACATCGAAAATTAAAAGAACGTAGTCACAACCAAGGATATAAAAAAGTAATGCTATCAAACAATGGAAAAACAAAACAATTCTATATTCATCGCTTGGTAGCACAAGCCTTTATTCCTAATCCGGTAAATTTAGAATATGTGAACCACATTGACGAAAACAAAGATAATAACCATGTATCTAACCTTGAATGGGTATCAGCTAGAAATAACGTTATTTACTCCATATCTAACGTTTACGAAGCTTTGAGACCTGATGGATATAAAGTATCATTCTTAGGACATAGTGAGCTTAAAACAGCTGGATTTAACCCAAAACTAGTTGAATGTGTAGCAAACAATGAAAAATTAGAGTATCGTGGTTACCAATGGCGTAAGGTTGGAACGAAGGCAGAAATAAGAAAGGGTGTAAAATAATGAATCTTATTAAAACATTTATTTGGTTACTAATGATTATAATGAATGTACTTACAATTATTGGAATTTATTCTGATGTAACTGGAAATAATTTTAACAGTTCAACAATTATAGTTCCTTTAGTTGTAGTTTTCTTGGATGTGTTTGCTTTTTATACTTATTTCATCATGGAAGGTGATTTATAATGCCTAGCTACAAAACTTATACAACTGAACAATATCAGGCATTTCTAAGTCAACCATTTGGATATGACTTCGGTGTTAGCGATGAAACAATTGCACAGTGGTTTATGATTCAACCGGGTGCTAAGCCTGTTATAAATTCATATGGTGTAACAAAATCAAATTTACTTTCTGATTATATTCCAAAATTGAAACAAGAGTTTGGAGGGTCGTTAGTATTTCTAATGACAACCGTTTCCGAAGGTGGTGGAGCTGGTAACTGGGTAAACCATTACATGAGTGATACAAGTAATACTGGTATGGGGTGTATGATAGATGATATTGCTTATGTAAAAACAACTTTTGACCGACATTTTCCTCCCGCTATAAGTGCCCCAGAAGTAGGTGGTGCCTACACAGAAGATGAGGAGGGTTTGACTATGAAAGTTTATAACGCTGTTCCTGATGGTTCTATAGGTTCTTATTTCATACCGTCTACAATGGCTGGTAATGCGTGGATTTTTGGATCACAATGGTGTTTAGCTAATCAAGGAGCAGCACCTCCCGCTGTATATTTTGGTAACCCATACGACCAATTAATTGATATTATCAAATCTTTCGGAGCAGACCCTTTTGAAGAGGGTAGCACGGCTAAACCTAACCCTGACACACCGAAAGGGGACCCTAACGAATCAGGAAACAAACCAAAACCAAAACCGGACATTCAGAAAGCTATTAATAAAATACTAGATGAAATAAATAAAGCTTTAGAAAATCAAACAATTCAAGGAAGTCCTTTATTAAGTTATAACAACGATGTGACAATAGAAAGAACTTTTAACAATAGCTATAAGATTAGTTACACCTCATCATTTAAAAAGAAACTCTCTGATATGTTGAATGCTAGTGACTTAGGTTTAGTAACTGATGATGGAGCCCAAAATAATCCTCCTAAAGAAGACCCTAAACCACCAAGTATTGAAGCTGGTAAAGAATCAAAAACAATGAAAAAAATATATGATTGGTGTAATCAAAACCAAGGACAGGCTTTTGATACTGATGGATATTATGGTGCTCAATGTGTTGATTTAATTAGTTGGTTAAATACAAAAGTATTCGGGTTGGGATTAGATACCTCGGGAGATTATGCTAAGAACATTTGGAATAACCCAGTGCCATCTGGTTGGTATAAAGTAAATGGTAATCCTAATGATGATAACGCATCTCGTGAGATATGGAACACTTTACCAAATGGAGCTATCGTTTGGTGGACCAATTCAGGTGCGGGACATGTTGGTGTGAAAGCTGGAGATTTTGCTATGACCTTGCAACAAAATTGGACTTCTCACGGTTTAGGGGGTCCCATAGTTTTAGCAGATTGCGCTAGTTGGATGGTTAGTTCTAGTAGCGGTTTCTTAGGTGCTTGGGTGACTGATAATTAGAAAACAATTAGAAAATAAATTGGTATACCTCTCCCCCACCGGTAGGGGGGAGGCTTAAGCCTTGATAATACTAGGTTCTTATATGAGAGAAAAATGTGGTATAGGAGGAATAAATAACATGAAAGAATTAGTTTATCTTAAATGTCAATATTGTGGTGAGGGGTTCAGTGAACTAAGAAGGTTTCTTGGACATGAAAATTTTTGTAAGAAAAGAAAGATAAGAGTGAAGGATATGAAAAAATTTATTAATCGTTGTGGATATTGCGGAAAGGCTTTTGAAAAAATGGAGGTTCTTCGGATTCATGAGAGGTTTTGCGGTGGGTTAACAATCGACGAAAGTTTAAAACCAGACAATATCAAACCAACTCATTACAATAAAGGAAAGAAAGACCTGATAGAAATGTGGTATCAAACAATGACCTTAGAACAATTTAGAGGTTCTATGAAGTCAAACATCATTAAATACACAATGAGGTATGAGAACAAAAATGGAATAGAAGACATCGATAAAGCTATCGAATATTTAACTAGATTGAAAGGATATGAAGAAAAAACCCTAGGTTAATCCTAGGGCTTCTTTTTTATACTTTAACTTCTGTATAAGCTTTCTCTATCATTTTTAAACCAAAGTTATCATAATTATATGTTGTTTGATTTTTTGAACCTCCGTAACGATTGATTAAATCATTAGCTTCTTTTACATAAGTCATATTAGGTAAGTACATGCGTTTATCTCCGCACACAAACCATTGTTCAGTATTTCCATTCTTTTGTCTTTTCATATAAATAAACATTTTATCATCCTCTTTCTGTGGTTTTGGTAATGGTGGTTTTGGTGGTTCTGGTTGTTTTCCGTTAGCTGCTTCTTGAGCCATTCTCACAAGTTTGTCTACGTTGATACCTCCAGGGCATGCTGTTGCTGTTACTTCATTATGCGCTTTAATGGTGTTTCTGTTGATAGGTAAACCGTAACGTTGGCAAATGTCAGCGATTAATTTAGCACTGTTTCTAAGTGTGGCGTCGCTAACGCTCCATGATGGAGCTCCCGTGCTGTTTACATGCTCTAATCCAATAGAACGATGGTTTACATTAGGAATGCTTGGAACGTCGCTACCGCCTGTTCCTCCCGCGTGATAAGCGGTGTAGTTTTCACCGACACAGCCGATAATTTCATTATCTGTAATTTCATAGTGAGCGGAAGTCCAATTTCCTGAAGTTGTATACCACGTTGACATCGCAACATCTTTATTAGTTGTCGCATTGTGATGTATAACAATAAACTCAATTATGCCTTGTCTAAGTTCACAATACATAGCGTTAGGGTTCACGCTAGTTGTTAATTTTGAATAAGTTTCCATTTATTCACCTCCTTTCGGGTTGTTATCGTAATCATTTTGTACTTTCTCTAAAGCAGATTTTAGCCATTTAGGTAAGGTAACACCCATCTCTGTTAGGTTTTCAAAAATTGAAATGCCATAAGTCGCTCCAAAGAAGAATAGTAAACTATATCCTAAAAAGTCAACTCCTCCTAAGTGGCAAAAAATGCTTGTTAAAACAATCGTTGCAAATACAGACATGTGTTTCATCATACCAGCTAAACCAATAGTAGAGTTAGCTTTTTTCGTTACGAAAGCTTTTGTATAACCTGTGAACATATCACCTAAAATTAATGTGCTGATTACTAAGAACCAGTAATCGTGAGCTAAAAAGTTAATAGCATCTAATAAAGTAATAAATGTGATTTGTTGCATTAAACGTTTCTCCTTTTGTTTTCTAGTGGATTTTGTGTAAATGGATTCTGTTTGTTGTTGAAATGCCAGAAACGAACACCTGCCATTAATAACGCTTTTAATTGTTCCATGTATTGTGTAGGGATACCATTAATTTTAAACTGACCATCAATTTGTAAATAGTTACAGATCGTCATAGAATGAATATCCTCTACAACACCTTTTTCATTAAATTCAAAACCCATCATACTGTAATATTTTCTAATTTTTTCTACTTCTGCCTCACTGGGAGCTGAAAACTTAACAGTAAAACCGAATATATCATTTTTAATATTAAAGGCTTGCCCTCCGTTGCTTGTTGTTAAGCTTGGTGAACTTAGAGCTAAGTCAGCAAATTCAGCACGTTGTTTGCGGTAGTATTCAGTATCACTAGCAATCTTACTACCAATGTTAGTTAGTGATAAACCACCTCCCATAAGTGAGTAAGCATCGGTAAAAATATTAGTTGCTTTTTCCAATATTGATTGGTTAGGGTCTGCTAAGTTCTTACCAATGTTCTTTACACGACCTGTAGTCGTTTGTGAGTTGTTATAAGCAATTGTATTAGCATTGTTAGCAAGTGATAATTTATAATTATCAATTAACAATGGAACTTGTGTAAAGTTATTATAAGTTAGTGAATTATTTAAAAATGTTCCAGTTGGTACACCTTTTTCTTCTTCACTACTTGCTTGCCAATATCTTACAAAAATTCTCATTTCATTATGGAAACCAATCGATTGACGCATTCCAAATTGAAGTCCAGCATCAGGGATTTGTGCTAAGTCTAAGTTTAAAGATTCTCCTGCCCAATTGTAAACTTCACACGTGTAATACCCAGCTCTAAAAATATGCTCTTCATTAGATGGAACTTTTAAAACATACATCAAATCAGACTTTCTGGTGTTCATAGAAATTAAATTTCCTTCCATTGATTCACCACCATCAGGTAATTGATAAAGTGTATCGAAATCCTTATTGTTTAATTTTACTTTTAATAATTTAGTTAAATCAATCATTTCTTTCGGTAATAATGTAATATCGCTAATGTTTTGACCTATCCAAGGATAATCTTTTAAAGCAATAGAAAATTTTTGAAAGTTTTTAGATTCGACCATATACAAACCTACAGGGCTAACAATCTTGTCATAGGAACCACCTTTAGGCAATTTAATTACTGGTTTTTCTAAACTACCGAAGTCAGCTGACAAGTCAACACTAGAACGGATAAGAACAACTAGATCTTTGAATTTATAATTTTTTTGATATACATACTGTTTAGATGTTGCTTGCAAGATATCACTATTGGTTTTAATTTCTATTAAACGTCTTTGGTACATATTTTCTGGTAAATGTTGGCGGTTTATTGTAACATTTGAAATACCAGTTAATACTTTGCCTTGTGTAAACGTCATTAATACATCTACAACCACTTGAAACATTGTTACTTTTTCATTTGCATATTGAGTAGTCATTACATAGAAATAGTAATCTTTTCCAGTGAAACCATCTTTAAAGTGACCGTAATTGATACCATCACAATCCTCATAAGGAATAGGCAAACGCAGTGTAAGCCTATCCTTTACAAGATTGAAATCACCTTCGAAAGATACTTTTTTAAAACCACTAGTAATAAAGAAGTAACGTTCTCTTTCTTCATTGCTATCAAAATGAATTGTTTCATTTAACGTTGTCATTGGTGTGTCATAAAATAAAGTAATCTTTGAAAGCTTCATATTAGAAAATCCCTTCTATCCATTTAATTTTAACACCAGTATCTGTGCCAGTAGCAGACCAACCATTTTCTCCACCCGTAACAGTCTTACAAGCTGTAAACGTTAGTTTGGTGTGTGTGCTATCACCTGTGAAACGACATTCACCCATCGTCATTGTTTTATCTGATGGATCGTTTACTAGGTTTGACCATTGAAATGTTGGATTATCAACAGCTTCAACAATTTTAACCTCATTTGTATAATCTGAGGCAATACCGAATTTTAGTTGTCTGAAACGTCTAGTTGATACCTTTAGAGGAATAACATCACCAACAGCAAATGTACCACTGGCGATTTTTGTTGTTTGGTCTATACGTTTCCATTCTTTAGAGTTATTGTTACCCCCACCACCTTTTTCTGATGAATGAATATAATAAATAGAACCGTTATTCGTTTCAACTAAGAAATAAGTCTTACGTTTTGCATGTTCTCCTGTAACATATAACTCACATAGATAACCATAATCTGGAAAAATATCTGGAAGAGGAACATCACGCCAACCACCACTACCACCAAACACAGTTGCATATTTTCCGAATGGTACATCCCAAAATGATGGGTATTTTTGGTCGAGGTAGTTATCTTTTAATAAATGACCTCTAGCTTGTTGCAAGTCTGTTGGGGCGATAAACCCGGGTGTCATTTCTGTTGCCAAAGCATGGTTTTGATTTTCATCTCCATCATTATGACTAGCCCATTGTTCTAATAACCACTCAACTGCTTCAGGTGTTTTCATATCTTTTAAATCCATTGTATCTCCTCCTAATAAGTATAATTAACAAAGTCAGTGCCGTTACCAACACCACGACAAATTACTTTTCTTGTTGTTGTATCTACTTCAATACCGTAGAAACTACCCTCTTTGTCAGTACCTTTTTGCCAGGGGTCTTTTTTACCAAAAGCATTAATGAATGCGATCATTTTATATTTACGTGTTTCAGTGATTGCATAATCGATTTCAGAATGAACGTGACCTACAAACACACCAACCATGTTACCTTTACCTCGTGTAGCATTGTTAAACTTGATTGTCGGGTTGTTTGTGTTGTCGATTCCGACTAAACTATTGGCTAGTATCGTGTAATCAGTACCGTCTATAAAAGCGTTTAGTGCTTCCTCTACGTTAATACCATTTAACATTGTTTTAATACCTGTTTCAGCTGTGATAGGTCTGTGAGCTAATAAAATGAAATGTTCATCTGCTTTAACAGTGTTCATGAATTGACTTAAAGTTAATAATTGAGCACTTGAAATAGCTCCTCCTTGGTAAATATGGTCTGTCTCTTGAAAATTACCATTACTGTCAGTTTTTTCGCTAAAATCATCTGTGTATAAGTAGAACATGGCAATTTTTTTATCAGGGAATCGAATACCTCCATACAGTTTAGATCCCATTGTCTTTTCAATTTCTGCTTTACTCAACACCATTTGGCTACCGTGCCCTGGAGTCCAGTTGTAAGGTACTCCACCTTTATCATGGTTACCAACAACACCGATCTTAGGAGTTTTACCATATCTTAATGCTGTATTTGCAAAACGTAGCATATTCTTTTGTGCCGAATACTTAACATCAGAAGGAATTTGAGTGTCTAAACCTTCACCAATTGAACCGCTGTTACTGTCTACGTTATCCCCATTGTGAACCGCTACATCACAAACATTTTCTAATCGTTTGAATTGTTTAAGTACTCTGAAATTGTTGTACTTTTGAACGAAATTATTTTCTGGATATAAATGTAAATCTGTAATTAACGCGATGTTAAACTTAGTAGGGTCTACACTGTTAATCGCTACATTAATGTTTCGATATTCTACTGGTACTTTACTTGTGATTTGTTCTGTGTCAACGTCAACTGTTACAAGAGTACCATCAGGATCAATATTGTCAACTCGTTCATTTAAGTCAGCTATTTTACCATCTAGCTCTTTCATAACAGCTTCTAAGTCTTTTGAGTACAATCCATCAGGTAAAGCCTTGATAGCATTTGTAAGCTCTCTTACCTGTGGTTGACGACCCATAGAAAGTAATTGCGTGTAATCAATGTTAGAACTTAATAAGACATCAGCTTTTAATTTAATCACTTGCTCAATGTTATCTTCTGGGTTTAACCCGTGTTTCCACTCACCTAACTTTGTTAAGTCTACGGTGTTTGTATCTTCAACATTAAGCTCTCGTTTATCAAGTTTTTCTAACAATTTAACAAAATTATCTAATTGTTCGTTTAAACTAGCTAAGTATTTATAGTAAGATTCGCTATTTGTGTTAAAATCTCCGTGTTGGTATCTTGGATAAATACCGCTAGAATGTGGAAAATTTGTAAAATTCATATTTTTCTCTCCTTTACCATGTTTGTAAGAAACAACGTCTATCATATTCTTTAAAATATCTATCCCAAGCACCTGAAAAAGCTTTTAAAGCACTGGCATCATAACTCTTACTGTTGGTGACTGTTATTTGCTCATTGTTGTTTGTTGACTTGTCAGCGGATTTTGCAATATTGTTTTCGTCACCGTAATCCATTTCAAAAGAATCTAAGTCAAGATTGATTTTATTTTGAGGTAAGGTACTTCTTAAATCTCTGTTTTCTGATAAGCTTTCGTTACTTCCTGTTCCTGTAGTTGTTGATTCTGTTTCATTATTGTGAATAACAAAGTTTTCGTAGTTCTTATAAAGTATCTCTATTTCTTGCTCGTAGGATAATGAAGTATAAACAACTTGAGAAGCAAAATCTTCTACCGTTTGTCTACCAATCTGTCTATTTAAAAACTTATTGATAAACATTTTTTTGATGAATTTGTCAACTTCTGGGGTGGGAAAAGTGTAGCCCGCAAAGAATACTTCTGTAGTGATTTTTTCTACATCTTCATCGTATCGCATTGCTTTTTGAATGAAGCGAAATTTGTTATTGTCTCCTGTATACTCACCATTATTGAAGAACTCGTTCTTCCCCTGTTTCAGGAGTTCCGTTTGTAGGATATCCATTAGGGAGATTGTTATTAGACCCATTTTGTTGTTCACCACCTAACTTTTCATTTAAAATAGTAAGTTTTGTTACCATTTTATCATTCATAACTGGATAAACTTTAGCGCCATAACGTTTATTTAATTTATCCAACCCGTTTTTACGTGATTCGATGTTCACGTTACCGTTAGCTGTCTGATAAGCTTCACCTGAATTGCTTTCACTTTCTGTAACACCACTCTCTTTATCAACGCCTAACCCACTCAACCCAATCATAGAATTAAGTTCATTTAATGCATTAGAGTATTCTCTTTTTAGTTCAGTCATTAGAGTTGAAATGTTTGAACCGTCAAACGTTTGAATGTGTTCATCAGGGTCAAAAGCTCCTGTAATGTTAACGAAAGGGGCTCCGTTGTAAAGCGATTCAACAATTTGTTCAGCTGTTTGGTCATTTGGTTCGCCAATGATAAATGTTGTAATTTTAGATTGCATTTTTAAGCTATAACGAGAGCAAACAATTTCAGCAAGTTCCATGGCATAATGTTTAACAATCTCATAATCACTTGTGTAATTTAGAATCTTGTTTCTTAGTACAATAAAGTTACCAGTTTGACAATCATCTATTTCTGTGATTTCTTTCATAATTGGTAATCGATGTTCTTTTGAAATTAACCATTGAATATCTCTATCGTTTAAAGGGTTAGATATAACAAAATTTGCTGGGTCTGATACGGTTAGTTTGTTAGTTGAAATACCAAGCAAGCGAATAGCACCGCTTTTTGTTTCACCGATAATACAATCATAACCACCTCTTAAAGCAACTTCTACTTTAAGCCAGTCAATCGCTAATTTTTTATCGCTTAAATCTACATAAGTAATAATTGTAGGTAGAATCTCTAGATAACGATTGTAGAGAATACGGGCGAACCTATCTCTATGAGTGGTCACCCGTTCTGCTACTTTTAATCGTAACTCTGATTCCAACCCATCGTTAAATTGAGGGTTGAACATTTAAATACCTCCTTGTTATGGTGTTACTTCTGGTTCTGTTGGTTCAGTTTTACCTTTTACTAACACTTTGTTATAGAAAGGACTGATTGCTTTCATTGAATAGTAATGAATCCAGTAAGTCACTTCATCAAATTCAGGGTTGTAAAATGGAGCTTTTAACATTCCTTTAGTGAAACGGTTGTAAACGATAGAGTCAACGTCTAAAATCATAGCCCACAAATCATTGGATGGTTTGATTTCTTCGAATTGATCTGCTACTGATGGTAAATACTTAGTAACGTCAAATGTTACAACTGCATCTTTAGGAATTGTTGAATTTGTTGTTACTTGATAATCTCCTAAAGCTTTAAGAGCTGTTACAACTGCCTCTGTTACCGGAATATCAGCTTTCGCACGGAATACACCACCTAATTCAGGGAATGCAATAATACGATCTGAGAAGTCGATACCGTTGATGTGGTAAGTGTTAGCGAGTTTACTGTCAAGTAAACGAGCTTTAATTTCAGTTGTCGTTAAAATCATTAATTTAGACATATCTGAAACTGTTGTGTAACGACCAATAGTACCACCTGAAGCCTTATTAGCTTCATTGTATTTGTCTTGGTTTGTTTGCAAGTTCATCATTTCTACAGCGATTTTCTTGAACATTTCCTCCATGTCAGCAACTTCAAATACTTGAGCGTCTTTGTCTAATTGATTTTCTGCGTAGTCTACTAACATACCTTTGATTTGGCGTTCTTCGTCTACGTTAATATCAGAGATTTTTTTCTTATAGACAGCGATAGCGTATTTCACACCATCTTTTAATGTTAACCAGTTTTGGCGAACATCGTTATTATTTAATGTAAATTTAACTTTACGAACGATTCCGGGACCATATAATTTAGTAATCATGTCAGGGTAGTTACGTTTCAACATTAACAGTTCATCTTTCGATAAATCCATGTTTGTCGGAATAGTATCCTTGATTACATATTCCTCACTGTATTGACCAACAAAGTCAACTTCTTGAGCTAGCCAGTCAAATGAGTTACCTAAAGCTACTTGGATTAAACGAGTTTCATTAAGCTTAGGGAATAAGAATTTGTTAATGAATGTTTCGAATTGTGTTCCTACTGAAGTCCAGTTTTGACCTAAAGTCCAAGCTTCACCAAATTCATGGTTAAAGTTTTCTAATGATGCTTTAACATCACCCGCTAATAAGTTAGCTGCTGCTGCTTTAGTTGTTGCCATATTATTCCTCTCCTCCTAGGTTGTGTAGTTTTTGTTCGTATTCATCTTGTGATTGTGGTGCAATTGACATTGAAGCAGATAACTGCTGTTTCATGCTGAATTTAGAATCAGTACCAGCGTCTGGCGTTGTCATTTTTGGTTCATGTGAACGTTCTAAATCTGTTGCGCTCATTTCTTAGCACTCTCCTTTAATTTCTTTTTTAATTTTAATAATGCCAGTTTTTGGCTAGGTTTTAACATTTGTTGCACTTTCATAGCTTGACCTCCTATAAGTCTAATAACTCGGCGATTTCTTCAGTGTCTTCATCTGCTGGTTCACCTTGTTCTGAATCAGCACCGATTACATCCATTTCATCGCTTAAGTCTGCTTCTTCCTCTACAGTGTCTGCCGTTTGGATTGTTGGTGTTGCTAGACTTTCGATGGATTGTTGAATAGCTTTCAATAAATCCATGACTTCTAGCATTGATGGTTCTGGTGTTACATCTGGAATATCAGATGGTTCTTCTGCAGGTGTTTCGGCTACTGGCTCGACAACAGTCTCTACAGCTTCATCTGGTGTTGCTTCTGTATCTACAACTTCCTCTTTGATTTCCTCTGCCATGATTTCACCTCGTTTCATAATATAATAAAATAGTCAAGGGTTTTATCTTCGTTAGTTAGTGTGAAACATTGTCACCTCTTTTTGTCATTACCCCTGACTATCGTATAGTGAGCAGTCGCACCGCAACTTAGTAGGGTTAATCCCTAACTCACTATAATTAGTTTATCATTAAATTTTCATAATGTCAAGTTATTTATTAAAATAAAATGAGAATAAATAAGATTTTTCTAATATGAGAGAACGATAAGAATATGATAAGATTTTTCAATTATGAGAATCGCATTAGAATTTGGGG